CTCACTCAGTTACAAGCAGTGTGTCTATCACCAATAATGATAATACTGCTGCTAATGCTGCCTCAGCGCATAGTGTTATGCAGCCAACAATGACAATTAACTACATCATCTTGGCGGGGGCCTAATAATGCAGCAAATATGCCATACTAAAGCAAGTGGTATTGTGGGTACACCTCTATTTAGCACACAAAGGCACTACTTTAAAGGATTTTTGGATAAATAATGTCAACCATTAAAACACCATTTCAAATAGCACCGTCGGGACGGGTTGCGCATGTGCTAGATCAAAACATCATTGCTCGCCAACAAATCCTAGATGTTTTAGTAACCTCAAAGTTTGAACGAACTATGAGAGCAGGGTATGGCGCTGGGGCAAATGATCTTATGTATGAGCCTGTGGATGACTTAATATTCTCAGAATTTAAAGTAGATGCCATGATGGAACTAAGTAAACAGGTACGTATAGCCGCTATAACGGATCTATATGTAGCCCCATTGTCCACTCCATACTTTGCAGATGGTGAGGATACTTCACTTGAAATATCCGTTTACTATAGAACAGGGTCACCAGGAGTGCAGTTGCTTACCTTTAGTGTTGTTTCCCCAGATACCCTTACCGAGGAGTCTTAACCCATGGCTACGTTTGACTACACCAGCAGAGATTACAACTCAATCCAGGCTGACCTTTTGGCTAGAGCAAGCAGAGTTCTTCCAGAGTGGACTAACCGAGACGCTTCTGACTTTGGTGTTCTCATGGTAGACCTTTGGGCGTACATGGGTGACACACTACATTATTACGTTGACCGTGCTGCTAAAGAGTCTTTTCTTGCTACTGCTACACAGCGTGAAAGCGTTATAGCCATTGCTAACTTGCTTGACTACCTTCCAACAGGACGTCGTCCAGCAACAGCATCAATCTCTGTTAATGCGGCTAACACAACAGCAACCGATAGCGCCCCAGTCTTTATCCCAAAAAATACAAGATTCACGGCGTCTCCTTTAGTAGATACCGCATCTGATGTCATTTTTACTTCTAATACACCAATTGCTTTTGTTGGTACCTCAACAGGAGCAAGCGTAAACGTTGTTTCAAATGGTGTTACTTATAACACTTACTCAAAAAGTACTGTTGTTACAGTACCCCTTACTGAAGGTGAACTCTTTACTGAAACGTATACGTCTACGGGATTGCTTAACCAAAGAATTAGATTACGCCAAACAGGTGTTGTTACAAACAGTATTGGCGTAACTGTAAATGAGGGAGCCGCTGGTGTAGATGTATCCTACGGTTACGTTGATAGATTGCTTGCAGGCAATAGCAGTGACAAGATTTATGCGGTAGATATTACCGCAGACAACTACTCAGTAGTTACTTTTGGTAACAATGTGAACGGCATTATCCCAGCCATTAACTCCACCATAACAATCACATACCGAAAAAGCCGTGGTAGTGCAGGCAATGTTGTTGTTGGTGCAATCAAGTCTATTGAAAGCACACTCATCCCTAACAAGCCAGCCCTTGATGGTTTGGTAGTTATCCCAAATACAGTAAAAGCAGTTGGTGGTATTGACATTGAGTCAATGGCATCCCTTAAAGCAAACATACCAGCATCGTTCCGTTCCCAAGATCGGGCTGTCTCTATTCAAGATTATAAAGATCTTGTTTTAAGAGTTCCTGGAATTGTGCGTTCAACTGCGTACTTAACTGGTAGTACCGTGTCCATACTGGCGGCATCCGAGCCATCTACTTATGGCGCTACAGATACACTAGTGCTGACTGCTGCGGAAGTTACTAAAATAACAGATTACCTAACCCCACGAGAGATTACCTTTGTGACCTCCAGTGTTGGGGCTTCTGTATCATTGACGCCTATTAACCTTGTGGGTACGGTTCAAGTAAAAGACAACTACATTCAAGAGAGTGTATACGCAAACGTTGTTGTAGCCATAAAAAGTCTATTTACTTTTGATAATGCAGACTTTGGAAACAAGGTCTCATTGGGAGAGTTGTACCGAACCATATTAGCCGTGGATGGAGTAGATTACGCAGTGATTACTCGTTTCACGACAACAGGTTCAAACGTGATTGATAGTGCATCTGGTTTTACAGGAGTTGTAGCCGCTAATACGTCTATGCTCGTATTTAGTGAATTGTCTACTACATTCACGCTTGTTCCAAGCGGTGGCATTACTGCTTCTGGAGGTTAATAATGGCAAGACAATCTTTTAGGATTCGTAGATCTGCTGATGCTGTTGGCGTAGGTTCTTTTGTACGTGGTACACCTAATAATCAACGTACCGCAGGTGCATCTGTTGTTGATCAAGACGCTGCCATTAGGTCTACGGGAATCATTGTAGTATCCCAAACGTCTGAACTTTCTTTTTTCTTTGCTAGTGCTATTGAGTACAATGCAGTGCTTTTAGATTGGACGTTAACAGAGGAATTTGTAGAGGTAGACACCATTGCTAATGATGCTACTGGTCTTGTTGGGATCGCTCTTGTTTACTCAGACGTTGGATACCCTGAAACAGTTGCTGACGGTAAGGTCATTGCACAAGGTGCTCTCAATAACTACTTACACCAAGAGCAGATAGCAATTACCACGGATACAGGAGTTACTTACAAAAGTGAGCCTGAACCAGGCCGCTGGGCTTATTACACTCTTTTTGGCTACTTCAATACTGATGGTGTTGACGGTTCATTTTTTTATGAAAGACTTTCTTCTTTAGAAGTTATTGTTCCTTACGACTATGGGTCTCGTTCAGACATGTGGAACAGGATCCCTTACCATTACCGTAATGAAGACGTTAGTACAGCACACCTTGATCCTTCTGGGTTAAATAAAGGTCAACTAGAACGTTACATTGACATTTTTGGTTTTGAAGTAGACAGAATGAAAACCATTATTGATTCCAACATGGTTCAATACGACCCCGTTCTGTCTAACGCACATGCCATTAGTGAACTTGGAAATATGCTTGGGCTTGAAATAGATGGCAACGATGTAGGTATTGGACGTGTACGTGCTTTGCTACACGATATTGGATCCATTAGAAAACAAAAAGGTACACTAAGTGCTACTAAAGCCTATATTACAGCCGTCAGTGGAGGCAACGTAACGGTGTTCACGGGGGCAAGCGCTCCTTTCTTTACATTTGCTGTACATGCTCAGAGAACCAACCTTGTTGCTAACCCACAATTTGTTGGAAACTCCTCTTGGGATGTCACTTCTGAATACAGTGTGACAACAGTTGGTGCTTCTAATGGAATTACGATTACAGCAGGAGCCACCCCTACCAAAGTAGCCATTCGGTCTACTGTAGGAGTTCCTGTAGATGCAGACACCCAGTACTACACGTCATCCAATACCACTGGTGCTTCAGCACCTCTACACGTTTATGGTGGGCTATGGCACACATCAGCGTCATGGAATGACTGGGGAAGTGTCAGTTCTGATGCAACAGAATTGTCCGCTGGTATTGCAGGTCGTTCATATTTTGAAATGGCAGATACTGCCTCTACTGGTACCAAGTACCCCGTTTTTGTACTAGGGCTTGCCGCTAACCAATCAATCACTTTTAAGTATTGGATGGTGGAGCCTAACAAGTATGGTGACTTCTTTGATGGAGACTCTGTCTTTGGTGGGTTCCTTTATCAAGGCTTTGCTCCCGACTTTAAATGGGCTGGAACAAGGCACGCTTCTTATTCCGTGTACACAACCAATAGAAAAAAGACCCAAGCGGCTATAACCCAATTGCTTCCTAAGATACTTCCTGTTACATTAATGGGTACTAGTGGTGGTTCTGATAAGTATGAAACACGGTTTGATTGGATTCCTGGAAAGGATTTATGACCTATTTGATTGCAGGGTTAGCCGTTTACAAGTTGATGCAAGTACTGGACCTACTCACACCCAGAGAAGCAATGCCCTGGGTCAAAGTTCTTATCGGGGTTGTTTTTGGGTATGCCTCATTATTTATTTTAAATATCCAAGACAAGTGGATTTCGGGGTTGGCAGTCGCTACTATTGCAGGTGCCTGCCACGGAGTACTTAGATTGATTACTCTCATGGGAGATACAGCACAACGCAAATCAATCAAGTAAACGGAGCACAAGTGTTAAAAACATATGGCGTACTAGGTAACGGAAACACAAATAAGAATGTCATTGAAGATGCATTACGTGAACTAGGGACTGACAATGAGTTCATTGTTGCGTGTGGTTCAAAGACATCTGAATCAGAGTCACGAGTTTTGAACTGGCTCATTGACATGGAAGTGTTTTACAAGGTAATCCACGCAGGTAAAGCCCCTGAGGCATTCCTTGAAAAAGCAATGACTGTGCATGTTCATCAAGACGCCGTAGGGCCAATGTTGAAGTTGCTAAAGAGCGCTTCGGGAACATTACTACTTCTTTGGGATGATGCACAAATGGATCGCATGGAAGAGATTTGTATTGCTGCGGCAGATGCAGGTATCCCAATTCTAGATTTGACAAATGGTCTTGTACCGATCATGGTCACTGGCGAAGACACACAAGAACAAGCAGAACCAACAGAGACCGAAGAAGTGGAAATAGAACCGTTCAGCCACGACGAGATGATGTCAATGTCAATTGGTGTTCTGCGCAAGACCGCAAAGTCACAAGGAATTGTTGTGGACCAACACGCCACAAAAGAAGACATTGTAAAAGCCATCATGTCAGATGAGCCTATTGAAGTAGAAGAGGAAGAGATCCTCCCACCTATTGATCTAGGTACATTTCACCTTGTGAGTAGTGCAGGTAAGGAGCAAGCAGTTACAGACGCTTACAACACATGCATGCTTACAGCGATGCTCCCTAGTGGAGTCATTATGAGCCGTTCTGCAAACGTAGAAGAAGTCAAACAGTTGTTTGGCTTTGGGTCAACTATTTAACAGTCCCAGGCTCTCAGTGATTTATTAATACGGCTGTTTGGATCATTAGCCGTCTTTGATGATGTGTTCTTTTCTTTCATACCTTCCATACGGGCACAAAAGGAATCACGACGAGCAGCAGACTTCTTAGATTTAGAGGCTTGTTCTTTTTTGACAGGTGGCTTAAGGTCTGAACCAGGGTTTGCTTTTTCGTAAGACTTACGACCTTTTTCGTTAAGTCCACCCTTTGCGTTCTTACCTTCTTTGCGTTGCCATGCTTCTGACTTTGCCATTACTTCTTTCCTTTTTTAGAAGCAGCCATGTTGTCTATGAGGTTTGGGTAAGGACGACCAGCGGCCTTAGCCCGAGCCTTTGCTTTTGACTTTTGCTCAGGCGATAACTTATCCGATTTCTTTTTAGGATTAGGTGTAGCCCAAACCTCTTTTTTAGACGCCATAACTACTTCTTTTTCTTGGCAGTTTTCTTTGCAGCCTTTTTAGGACCTTTGCCGAAACCTGGATCTTTTTTATCGCTAAGACCACAACCACATGCTTTGCACATAAATTACCTATTTTCTTTGTAAGGGTTTTAATAGTGTAGCAATTAGGAGGAGGGCTAGTTTGACACGGACGCAGGTTGAAAGGAGGGAAAGACCTGCGCTCTGTAAACCCTGAGGAGGTTGCCCTCCCCCTAACGCTTAACAATACCCTACATCACCAAACTGAATAGTGCATATCGGGAGTGAAGACAGTGTAGCATGGGCGACCCAATGTTGAACAACCTGAGGAGCGTAATAAAATGGCAAAAAACAATAGGTTAAGTGGACCATTTCTTCCCGTTCCGAGATGGGTGCTTCCGTACATTGCAACGGATTACATTTCCCATGCCGTGCTGAATCACTTCCTCCAGTACCTGCACCCAGACACCCAGGAACTGACAACCTCTTACCAACACATTGCAGAGCAGATGGGTTGTGACCGACGGACAGTGATTCGTTCTATCAAGCGATTAGAGGAGATTGGGCTGATCGTAAAGCAACAACGAACGAAGAATAATAAGAACCTGACGAACCGATATTACGTCAATTTTAATAACCCAATGGTGACACACGAGTCACCACTAGTAGTGACACTGGAGACACTAGGTAGTGTCACGGGAGACACCACTAGTAGTGTCACGGGTGACACCCAATCAAGAGTAAATATCAAGAGTAAAAGAATCAAGAAAGGGGAAATTTCTAAAGTGAACATTGATTGGAGGTTGGTAAATGAAGAAACAGATTGATGACTGGGGCACAGGGTTAGGAGCAGACCCCGACCGTCAGCCAGAGGTAAACATCCCGAAGGGGAACTCCCGCTCGGCTTTGGTTTATGTCTTCCGTGACAGC